TATTAGTAACTTTTATCACACTACTTATTGTACTAGAACTTACGTTTATTAAAAGCGCGAGTTTAAAACCTATTGCAATAACCAGTAATTGAATTTCGAGACAACCATTAAGGTATACTTGACTTTCCAGCCTAACATTTTACACTTTAGTACTATTCTAGGAAACCATAAAACTATGAATTCTGACAAAAACTTCCTTTTCTTGAAATCTTCTAGGAAAGATTTGGAATTACGCAGAATTAACTATACTCAATGGACAGAGTTATTGATTATCTTTACTCGTTACTATGAGGATTACTGTACGCATGGGTTTGCGGAAAAACAACCCAATTACTATACTCAAGTATTTGAGGATCACTGTACTCATGGTGTTGAGGTTAAACAAGCCAAACTTTTTGATTTTGAATCATTTTACTTTTCTTTTTCTCATTTTATACAAAAACTTAACCAGAAAACAACAAAAAAATTTCAAAAAATTAAAAATGTGTTGCCATCTGAGAATTTGGCAACAACTAAAAACAATTTCTCTTTCTTTGATTTTTATAAAATTTTCGTAACACCTGAGATACAATGTCAAGGTGGGTGGATACAGCTCCTGGATGATGAAGTGATGAGTGGTATCAAAGAGTCAACCACTGTTTTTAACACAGCTGCGTCTGAATTCACTTCATTACTTGACAAAATAGACGAGGACAGGAATAGGGTCTTACCTAAGGTAGAAACTATTCTTGATGCCTTGTCTGAATTTAAGTTGTCTGATTTGGTAGAATCACTTACGGAAAACTTGCAAGATAAAGGAACCGATATAATCAGTTCTTTTAGCAAATTTATTGATAATTCTAGGGAACTACAAGTGGGCTCTGTTTTGTTTCTGTTCGCGAGTGTCTTATATGACGCGTATTCGGAGGAAGATATATTGAATAAAAAGAATTGTTCTCTTTTGATTTTTGCGTTGTGTGTCAACAAATCAAATCTGAAGATGATTTTTAATCAGTTTATGCAACTATACAGGCACATTCGTAACTTTAAGAAGAGTGACGACACTTTGAGTACCCAAAACACCCATACGCCGCAAGGAGATATTTTTGGAGTGGTAGCACTGAGTGTTTATAATTTGATGTATCCTGATGGAAAACCACCTTCGAAGATAGTGTGGAATCAAATGATGAATTACTCTAAAGCTAGAAATGCTTTCAGAGATATTTTTGACTCCTTGATAAATATGGTCAAGTATTTGGTATCGATCTTCGGTGGTGTATCTAATGTGCCTTACTGGTTGAACGCTTTGAACATCGAGGACCCAGAAGTTAGGCATTTGATGAAAGAAGTAGATGAATTTACTCGTTCGTATTTTGATAATACTATTAAAGTATGTAGATCGGAAGGTGATAGGATCTTTGATCTGAAAAAGAGACTACAATCCTACTATAAGAGGATTGCGGTTAATTCATATACTAGTAACATTAGAGACATATTGCGAATGGAGATAATGAAGCTGGATAAGATTCTTGAGAAGTTCAGGATTGCTTCGTACACCGATGATGGAAAACGCGTAGAACCAGTTTTCTTGATGATAGCTGGTGCTCCAGGCAATTTTAAATCACAGGTTACTGAGAGAATAACTGCTGCGCTTTATAAGGAAATCTTGACCCCGGAGGAGTATAAGGAAACCCTTATTGACCCTAACAGATGGACTTATTTCAGATATGAAGAAGAGAAATACATGGATGGTTTCACTTCTGACGCCAAGATAATTGTGTATGATGACTTGTCTCAGTTCACTGTCGATCCCACTAATGCAGATAATTCTTATGCAAACATCATGAGGATGTATGGAGATTGGCCGTTGCGCGTGCATAAGGCGGACGTTGATAGCAAAGGCAACACATATTTTAAGTGCAAGTTTATACTCGCTACTACTAACATTCCTGTTCCAAGAATTGAGACATTGAAGGATGTTAATGCTTATTATCGTCGCATTGACTTTGCAGTGTATCAAGTTCCAAAATATGAGTTTCGGACTGCTGACACTCGTCATGAACACGTGATGTCGATCAAGTTGGACAAAAGCAATCCCAATTTTCCATTAGGTCCTGATGGGCTTCCGAGTACGGATCCATCCTTGTTATTTGATTATCACTTATACAATCCTAAAAATGGGGAAGTGTATGAGGTAATTCAGTACGACGAATTGATACGTAGAATGATTGAACTGCATCGCAGGAAAATAGCTTATTGTGAGCAGAAGAATAAGGAAATCCAAGGGATTCTTCATGATACACCCGCTTGCAGCGAAATCGAATTGCAAGGAGAAACTGAGTTCATAGATTGGACCAAACTCGTGGCCGATGTTAAACCAACTTGTGCTTTGAAGGTTTCATACTATTCAAATGATCCCAAGTTTGAGAAAATGTGGAATAATTACCAAGTGGGTTTACAAAGGAAGGATGAAGTTTCTCTATTCATTAAAGAAACTTCTTCTATCTTTAAAGAAGCATTTAGTCGTGTTATATCGGACATGAATATCCAAGATGACGATGATTATTTGATGTTATATTCAATGTTCCTTGTACAGGATTATGATTGCATGAAGCTTTTTATGTCATTGGATGAGCAAAAAATAAGAGCATATATTGTTCATAATTTTTGGGTACTATTAACTTTACTCGAAAAGGCGGATCTAGAGCTTAAAGTTGAGGACGCAAAACCCGTTAGTCTAATGGAGAAGCTTGGAGAGTTCTGGAAAAATTCTACAGATAAATTTAAATCCACCTGGTTTAAGGCATGTGAAGTTTTTTCAAAGAA